CTATATCAGCATTCGTATAATTTATTTTTGGTGTCTTGTTAAATAGTGATTTTGTTGCAACAAAAAACTTCCCATTCTCTGGATTCTGACCAGCAAAAACTGCTGGAGCTCCATCCCATTTAACTGTAACATTCGTTGAACCTTTACCAACTCCGTTCAACATATCTTTCAACGAATTTAAAAATCTAACTGCTGTCTTTGCACCAGATAATCCGTTATTAATTATTTCATCTTCAAGATGTTCTAAATGAGTATTCTTATCTTCATTTAATAACTGTGCGAATGATAACATTATATTTTTAATTTTAAATTATCATTATTCAATAAACTATTAGTTACTTCCATTTCCAATCCAAACATATTTCCTAAAGCTGAAATACCATCTTCAGCAAATTCTTTAATCTTTGAAACAGCTTCTTTAATAAAAGAAACAAATTTATTCCATGCCTCTTTCGCAGCCGACATAAACTTATTTGCTAAATCTTTTATCCTATCAAAAAATGCACCTTCTGTTATAGCACTTTCATTTAAATAGTCTTGATAAATTCCACATTGTTTAGAATAGTTTTCATATATCTGTTGTGATTCTTTAAATAATTGTCCAAGACCCAATCTTACATTTTGATATACACTATATCCTTTATGATTTGATGTGGAAGAACTTTTCCAATTAACTTGTAAATCAATTTGTTCTGCATATTTTTTTATAGTAGCACTCTTATAATCTGTAATTGGTGTAACTTTAATTATAAAATCTTCTATAGTATCTTTCTTTAACCATGACAACATATAATCTGCTCTTTGAATTGCTTTATTTCCAAATTTTTTCTGACCACTCGCTGCTTCAAATACAAATGCATTTTTAAAATTTGAATTACTAAACAATTCCTTCAATTCTTTCTTAACATTATTTTGATTCCTTTGAAATTTACCTTCCACATCTTTCATAAATTTTGCTTGCTCATCTTTTATATATGTTTGTGCTATTTTATTTTTGTCTGGATTATCTGCTACTTTTCTAATTTCTGCTGTGGGCTTTTCAAGATCAGCTATTTTATTTTTATATTTTTCCAATTGGTTTTTAATTTTATCTGTTCTTGGTTTTACTTTTTTTAATTCTTCATATGGAATATTTACTTTATCCCACTTATCAACTAATTTTTTTGCCCACTTATACATAGTAACATTTCCACCAGGATTTGATTCTTTAAACTTTTTTAACAAATCCATTGATGCATAATAACCCTCTGTAGTATAAGCCTGCAGATTATCCATCAACTTAATTAATTTTTCTGTAGCATTTTCTTTAAGATTAAGAGTTTCAGCTGCTGCTTCTACTGTTGCTTTTGATTCACCTTTTTTTCCAGACATCAGTTGTGCGCCACCTGCATTTTTAACAGAACATCTTTTTTTACCAAGAACGATATCTGTCTTAGATGTATCTGCACCTCTTTTCCCTTTGTCTTTACTTCCAAACTTTGTCCACTCAGTCCATTGATCTGTTAGCTGTCCCTTTTCTTGTATCTCAAATTTTCCCTTTGTCTTTATCTGTGCGGAAATCTTTTTTCCAAATTTTATTAAAGCAACAACACTTTCGTCTTGTGTTTTTCTTTGCCAATATGTCTTTGCCGTTTTAAATTCTGTTTGTTTTAATGCTTTTTTTAATATCTTTTTTCCATCCCTAGTAATAGCTGCATCATAACAAATTCCAATAACAGTTTCCATATGAGTAGAAAACTTTGTACTTTCTTCACATAAAATTTGTGGTTCTTCTGTTAAGAAATTCTTAAATCTTTTCATATCTTATCTAAACTATCTATCTTACATAAGGGACAATCTTCAAATGGAACAGATCGAAATGGACATATTTTGGTATGATCTATTTCACCATATCCACCCATTGAATGAATTGCCGTGCTATTCTTTTCTTTACGTTTCAGTTGTTTGGCTGAATCTTGAAACAATTCTATAAGTTTCTTATCTTTCATATCTACTATTTATATAATTTTCTTCTATAATATTTATAATAATTGGACATTTGGCTATATTTTCCAATCTGTCGTAACTCTTGGTGCTATTTTAACGTCCTTATGCTGCTTCAAAAATGGTGAATCTGTCGAACTTGCAACTGTCTTTTTATCAAAAGTTGCAGTAGAACCACCATTAGCCAATACTGGTTGTTGTGATTGTGAAATACTCTCCAATCTCATACGATTCTTATTCATACCCAACATAAATTTTGAATTAACTGTAGGATCACTATATCTATTCTTCAACTGTTTGAACATTAACTGTCCACCATTATCTTCTTTTGCCACAATAGCTAACATTAAATCTGCTGTTGCTGGTAGTCCAAACGATTCAGATATATTTGACATATCTGGATCAGAACTCATATACCCTTCACGATTTAATTGAGAACTTGTGATAACAGGAACATTTGACTCAACTGCGAATCCACGAATCTCCTCTGCTATGGATTTAATATAAACATAAGTGTTCATATTTGATGTCCACTTAACTCTATTAGATGCACATATATTTAGATAGTCTAATACAACAATTTGTGGTACAAATCGTTTCTTGATCTTCAACTCTCTTAACAAAGAACGAAAATTACCAACATGAGCTCCTGATGTTGGATACTCCTTGATAATCAATCTACCAAAATTTCTAGTAGAGTTCATCATCTTTTCAATCTTAGAATTAAATGAATCTCTTGGTAAATGACGAATCTGATCTAAGTCAATGTCTAACAAATTAGCATCAACTCTCTCAGCTATTCTCTCTTGTGCCATTTCCATTGTAATATATAAAACATCAAAACCTTGTTTGATATATTGTGATGCTAAATGTGTCTTGACTAATGTTTTACCAGAACCAGTTCCACCAAGAAATACTGTAAGAGTCTTTGGTGATATTCCTCCACCTGTAATCTTATCCAACATCTCAATCCCAAATGGATATCTCTGTTCTCTCTTATGATAATAATCCCATCTCTCTGATGAATCTTCAATATAATTATGACCCACACTTGTATCCAAAGATACTGCTAATGCATCAGTCAACATATCTGGTATTGCATCTTTTGGTTTCTTTGTATCTTTACCTTCTAAGATTGCAATAGAATCTACAATACCATTATAAACAGCTGCATCTTTTGCCCACTTCTCTGTTTCGTGTACCAACCATTCAGGATCATCTGATTTTGTTTTACCCAAACCCTGTAAAACTTCTTCACAACTTTTAAATAAATTCTCATTCAAATCCTCTCTGTCTGAAATAATATTTGAAAGTGCAGATGCTCCTGGCGACTTATTATATTCTTTTATATGACTCTGTATTTCTGAAAATATTATTTTCTCTGGTGCAGCTCTAAAATATTCTGTCTTTAAAAACACACCAACCAAACTTGCAAACTGTGAATCGTGTATTAAGTTCTCAAGTATTAATTGTTCTATTCTCATTGATTAATCATTCTCCCTTTGTGCAAAATAACTCTTGGGTCATTTAATACCAATAAATTATTAAGTATCTTACCCAACTCTACTTTAAATTGATCTCTATTTTTATCTGTAATAACTCTATTTAAATATTCTTGTTCTTCTCCATAACCATGATCTCTATAATTTCCACCAATGATTTCATATTCAAATGCTACATCACAACCAAGCGAATCATCCTTTGAATCCAATTCTACATTTTTAAAATAAAACTCTACACCTTTAAACTTTCCATCTGTTATCATAAATCTATATAACGGACTTGAGTTAAAATTAACTGCTGTTTTATCTATCATTATAATCTCCCATAACCCATTCAGATAATAAATATTTCTGTGCCATAATACTTTGTGTCTGACCAAATGATACAATACCAATTAAACCATCTACCATTAATAAAAAACAATAAAACATAAATTTCAATCTTCCATACTTTAAATTTTCATGCCTCGTCTTAGAAAATACTGATTCTGGCTCTTGTGAATCTTTTAATTTAAGATCCTCCAACGATTGAATAAACGCTGCTTTTTCTGCATCTCTTTCTGGATAAGATACTTTCCCAGTTTTAAAATCAATGTCCATTTAATACATCTCTTATTAATTTACGTTTTGAATCTACATTAACTTCTAAAAATGGTTTGTAATTATAACACAAAGTTTTTTGATCTCTCCATATAGGATCAATTAATTTCTTATCCAGTATCTTAGTAAACCCTAAAATAATATCTAAGACCGTAAAAGTTTCTAATGAAATATCTTCTCCTAATAAAAGCTTTAATATTGGAGGATGATTAATTCCATCACATTCAAACAACTCATTAAACTTTAAATCATACTCCTTCATATACTCAACAACAGATTTCATATTTCGTTGAAGATGAAGTGAAAAACTATCCATTTTATTTTTATATTCAACAAAATATTCATCCAGAAATTCTGTTGGATACATCTTACTTCTTGTCATTTGTGATAAAAAATAATATATCAAATCTAATTCAACATCATACTTTTTACCTAAAGATGTAAAGAAACCACGTTGCCAAGAAAACCCAGTTTGATGTTCAAACTTTGCAAAGTACTTCTCCATTGATACAATCGTACCCCATGATGCATTTCCATAATACTTAAAATAATCATATGTCGTAGTGAAATGTAAATACATTCCATGATATGTTTTCCAAGCCCTAAACGTCTTATTCGTTTCTACTGTTTTCTGCTTTGGAAATGTAATCATTCAGCTGATCCATATGAAAATTCTTTCTTGGCTGCCACTTCAAGTTTCTCCATAACATCTTTAGTAAAATATTTCTCAGGATCATTCACAATAGTTTTCTCAAATGCTTTACCCTGTGGTGTTTCAAATCTGGTTGATACCTTCTTGAATATATCATACTTCTCTGCAAGTTCCACTAAACCATAATACTTATCCAACCCTGTCTTATAATCCAATTTAGTTTCGGTTATTGATTCTTCTTTTGTCATTCTCCCTTTAACCAATTTCATCCTGACAATATTCCCCAACACTACAGTCCCGTCTTTAACTTTTCGTTTACCAAGAGTCACAATCACGGAAGCTGCATACTTGATTCCACCACCACCAGAAATCTCTTTCGTTGGAAACATACTCCCCACTTTGTCATAGGTGTGGTTTGTAATAATCAAAGGGATATTTGCCTTTGCAAGTTTCAACGCAAGAGTTCTGAATGCTGAACGAACAGCAGGGGCTCGGGTCATATCTCTTTTATCAGAACCACTTGCTGAATCTTCCATCTCTTTGCGTGTAGATAAATTACCAAGTGAATCAAGAAATATCATAATCTTATAATCTGATTGTGTATTATCAATTATCTTAATTGCTTGTGTTTTAAATTCTTCTACTGTTGCAACTGGAAATACAATAAACCTATCAGGGTCTATACCTCTCTCTTTAATCATTTCAGATGTCAATGCACCTTCACTTTCAAAATACACAATCACATTCTTCTTATCTGCATTCAAATAATTCTTAGCTATACTCAATGCAAAGAATGTTTTACCAACTGCTTCTGAACCAGCTAAACAAGTTATCTTGTTTGATGGTACTCCACCATATAATGAACCAGACAACAATGCGTTTAGGCTATACGATCCAGTATCAACAAAAGTAGAACAATCCCCAACAATACCAGCGGATACAACGCTTGCAAAATCATTTTCAGTCACCTTTATTAAATGTTTAACAATATTATTTACTGACATACTCACTCCTTAAAAAAAAGATTCCAAACTACCCTGCTTCTCAGTTTTCCAACCAATCACATTTAATATATTTTTAATAGGTTGAAGAAATGCTTTATCAAATTGTAAATCATAATCAATATACTTATCTAATTGAAATTCTTTTGGAAGGTGTGTAGCTACAGATATCACATTCTCATGTAATGGATTTGGTTCTTTTAAATAAGCAAATTTTATTTTCTCACCTTCACGAATTGCTTGATATTTTTTTGTTAATTTATGTTTTCTTAACAAATGATTATACAATAAAACACCTCTCACTTGGATTGGTGTTCCTTTAGTATATATACTTTTATTTGATGAATATTTTTCTATACCATGAACTGATCGTGGAAATGCTATCTTGTCAAAATCTAATGATGTAAACTTTTCACGATAATCTAATATACTTTCCATAACAGTAGCTTCATCAGTATTAATAATAATCTTAATCAATTCTTGAATCTTATCACGACACCATTCGGGCGTAGAACTTCGTACACTCTCTATGCCCATTATCTTTAACTTGGGCTCTTTGTATTTTACCCCTTCTGAATCATAAACATTAAGTATGTATCTTTTCTTTGCAGTCCAGATACCTTTATCTGCTATTACTTCTCTCCCCATCTGCATCTTTTGTGCATATGAGTTTACATACGAATGAAGAGTTTCATAACTGCTATCAATAAATGGTTCAATTTTATCCTTACTAATCTTGTCCAAGAAGGTGATAATCTTTGAAGTGTTATCAATATGTGCTGTGTCTTTGAAAACTTGAGAAACCAATTTGTTAAATGTAACATATATGCTATCCGTATCTGAGGCAACAACATAATCTATGTCCTTTGTATGAAGTAGATTATTTATATATGTATTTATACTCTTATCAATCCAACGAATTGCAAGCTGTCCTCCTGTCGTTATTCCCTCAGCCATCTCTAATGAATAATAACGGAAATGTTGATTAGCTAATGCACCATAAGCACTATTCAATAAAATCTTTTTGGACATCTGAATGTTATTACATCTGGATATGTTATTAACGACTGTTTGTTTATTCGTGTAATTACCATCTTCCAATTTCTGTTGCTCTTGCAACATCTTCTTCTTAAACTCTACTCGTTCATTATACATATCTTCCATTAATTCTGGAAGAAATCCTCTTTTCTTTAAACTAAAATGTTGTCCATTCGGAGTAAGTGTTAATTGTTTATCTTTTAAATACCCGGTATCTAATTTCTGTTCCAACAATCCTCTCACACCAATCTCTTGAGAATCAGCACACACAACTCCATCATATAAAGTTTCTGGACTTATATTATACTGCTGAATAAGATGTGGATATAGAGAATTAAGATCAAAACTGACTACCCATTTATGTAACCCAGCCTGTGGTTCTTTAACATATGCACCAATAATATCTTTTCGTTCATCCTGTTTAGGAGGAAATGGAATAACAATATTCTTTTTCTTTAAGAAATTATAGATAATGGCATCCCATGTTCTCACGGGAGAGAATACATCTTCAAAGTTGATCTTAGATTCATATGCCAAAGTGATAACCAACTCAAGTAACTTCATCTTCTCCTCAAGCTTCTCTACAATCTCAACATCACGAATATTATACTCAATGAATTTCTGATAGTTGGTCTTATACAAATCATATCCCTGTACATCTTCAACTTCTAATTTCTTTAATCCAAGTTCTACTGAACCAATATAATCCAAACGATATGATTCTCTAATCTTATATGTAAACTTCTTATATAGATCAATATAATCTAATGTTGAAATACCAAATATCGTATAATACTGATTCTCTTTACCAGCTATAAATACACTTCTATCATTTATCAAACCTATTGGTGATAATCTGGAAGGCCTTTTATCAAGATACTTAATACGATTAACAAGATATGGAATATCAAAGAACTTACAATTCCACCCTGTAATAATATGTGGATAATTATGTTCCCACCAAACAAGAAAGCTCTCTATCATTTCATCTTCATCATCACACTCACTATAACTAATTTGTTTTGTCTCA